GTAGCGCCAACTAACGGACAGGCAAGGCAGATCGTTTGGGATGTATTGATGGAGTTGGGGCGGGAGGTTATCCAAGCCAGCCACATCAATAACATGGACATTACCTTGATAAACGGAGCAAAGATTTATGTCCGAGGTGCTGATAGACCAGATACTTTGCGAGGAGTGTCGCTCACCTACGCTGTGCTTGACGAGGTTGCAGACATCAAACCTGAAGCATGGGAACAGGTTATTCGTGCTTCTCTGTCAGACAAAAAGGGTAGGGCTATGTTCATCGGCACTCCCAAGAGTCGCAATTTCTTCTATGACATCTTTAAACTTGGACAGTCAGAGGAAGATGAAGACTGGAAAGCATGGCATTTCACCACCAAAGACAACCCCTTGATCGACCCTAGTGAAATCGAGAGTGCGAAGAAGACCCTAAGTTCATTCGCCTTCAAGCAAGAGTATATGGCATCTTTTGACAATGCGGGGTCAGATGTTTTTAAAGAAGAATGGATTAAGTACGGGGAAGAACCTGAGTATGGTTCTTACTTTGTGGCTGTTGACTTGGCTGGATTTGAGGAAGTAGCTAGACAGGCGGCTAACTCTAAGAAGCGTCTTGACCAGACTGCCATTGCTGTAGTCAAGGTAACTGACGAGGGCAAATGGTTTGTCAAAGAGATTGCTTATGGGCGTTGGGACATACGGGAAACTGCGGCTACGATTCTGTTGAAGATGCGGGAATACCGCCCTTTGAGTGTTGGAATTGAGCGAGGTGCATTAAAAAACGCTGTTTTGCCTTATTTGAGTGACCTAATGAGGAAAAATAATGTATATTCCCATATAGTTGACTTAACGCATGGCAACAGGAAAAAGACTGACAGAATTATCTGGAGTCTCCAAGGAAGGTTTGAGCATGGGCGTATTGTGCTGAACTCTGAGGAAGATTGGGATGAATTCAAAGATCAACTCTTGATGTTTCCCGCCCAAGGTGTTCACGATGACTTGCCTGATGCTCTTTCCTACATTGACCAACTGGCGATAACCTCATACTTCCAAGATGACCAAGAAGATGAGTGGGAGCCTCTAGATATTATTTCGGGGATATAAATGGCAACAGACAAAGAAGTCAAGCTAGAACAAAACGAGTTTTATGAGCCTACTGAGGCTGATAAAGAGTTGACCGATTTCATCACTAGCCACTGCGACAAGTGGAGAGATTGGCGAGATACAAACTTTCTCCCTGATTATCTAGAGTACGAGCGCATCTTCCGTGGTCAATGGGCTTCTGAAGACAAGACCCGTGAGTCTGAGCGTAGCCGTATCGTTACCCCTGCCACACAACAAGCTGTAGAGACTCGCCATGCTGAGATCATGGAAGCTATCTTTGGGCAAGGCGACTTCTTTGACATTGAAGACAATATCCAAGACATAGGTGGAAACTCTATAGATGTTGAGTTAATTAAGGCTCAACTGATGGAAGACTTCAAGAAAGACAAAATCAGAAAAGCTATCGACCAGATCGAACTGATGGCTGAAATCTATGGTACAGGCATTGGCGAGATCATTGTCAAGACCGAGAAAGAATACATCCCATCGACTCAAGCTATTCCTAATCAGATGGGTCAAGCGGCTATTGGCGTGATGGAGCGTGAGCGCATATCTGTAAAGATTATGCCAATCAATCCCAAGAACTTCTTGTTTGACCCTAATGGGACAAGCGTTGATGACTGCATGGGCGTGGCTATTGAGAAATACGTCTCAATTCACAAGATTGTAGAGGGAATCGAAAAAGGCATTTACCGCAAGGTAGACATCACGCCCACCTATGAGGATACTGACCTAGAGCCTACCCAAGAGGTTAGCCAGTACCAAGATGAAAAGGTACTGTTGTTGACGTACTACGGATTAGTTCCCCGTGAATACCTCAACAACATGGAAGAAAACAAAGACATTGTTGAGTTGTTCCCTGAGAATTCAGCGGCAGAAGACTACACCGATATGGTTGAAGCCATTGTCGTGATTGCCAATGATGGTATGTTGCTCAAGGCTGAAGAAAACCCCTACATGATGAAAGACAGACCTGTAATGTCTTACCAAGACGATACAGTTCCGAACCGTTTGTTGGGGCGAGGTACAGTGGAAAAAGCATTTAATATGCAAAAAGCCATTGATGCTCAGACTCGTGCCCACTTAGATTCACTCGCTTTGACCACTGCCCCTATGGTTGCTATGGACGCAACACGTTTGCCTCGTGGTATGAAGTTTGAAGTCAAGGCTGGTAAGGCTATTCTTACCAATGGCAACCCAAATGAGATTCTGTATCCATTCAAATTTGGAGCAACTGACCCCAATAACCTAGCAACTGCTAAAGATTTTGAGCGTATGTTGCTTCAGGCTACTGGTACGCTGGACTCAAACGGCATGGTTTCACAATCTAGCCGTGATGGTGGTGGTATGTCGATGGCTGTAGCCTCCATCATCAAGAAATACAAGCGCACCTTAGTAAATTTCCAAGAAGATTTCTTGATTCCATTCATTAAGAAGGCGGCTTTCAGGTTTATGCAGTTTGACCCAGAGCGTTATCCCTCTGTGGACATGAATTTCATACCTACAGCAACGCTAGGAATCATTGCTAGGGAGTATGAGCAACAGCAATTTATCGGTTTGTTGCAGACTTTGGGTGCAAATACCCCTGTTTTGCCTATTTTGCTCAAAGGCATCATAGGAAACAGCAGTTTGTCTAACAGAATGGAGTTGATTTCCAAGTTGGATGAGATGATGCAACCTAATCCTCAACAGCAACAGATGGAGCAGATGCAACAGGAGTTGGCAATGCAAGCGGCACAGGCTCAGATTGCTGTTAACACCACTCAAGCAGAGCAAAATCGTGCTGAAGCTACGAAATTGTCTGTTGAGGCACAGTTGATGCCACAAGAAGTGCAAGCTAAGATGAGTGCGTCTTTGACTAAGAATCTACCCAATGAAGATGAAGCAAATCAAAGGGAATTTGACAAAAGGGTAAAGATTGCTGATCTCATGTTGAAAGAAGCAGACATCAAAAACAAATCTAAAATTGTTGAATTGCAGATGGCTGATAAACTAAATGCTCAGTCTCAGGTTAAGGAAGATTTTCTTGCCAAACTGACAAATGGTCTGAATCAAAATGGCTAGTATTAAAGAACTTATCCAAAGTATTGAGGCCGCAGACTCGTCTTTTGATGAAAAGTTAGCCGCTATTACTCAAATGGAAGAAACTCTTGTGGCTATGAGGGCGCAAGAGGAAAAAGCAGTTCAAGACAATGTTGACTTGATTGTTGAAGCCATCAAAGTAATGGAGCGCAAGGTTGAGAGACAACTTGAAGTTGCCAAATCTATTGTTCCTGAAAAGGGTGACAAGGGTGATAGAGGCGAGCGTGGTTTAGATGGTGTTAATGGTCTTAATGGCAAAGATGGTCGTGATGGGATTAATGGTCGTGATGGTCAAGATGGTCAAGATGGAGTAAGCGTTACTGATGCCCAAATTGACTTTGATGGTTCATTGATTATTACTTTGTCCACTGGTCAAGAAATTAATGTTGGTGAAGTTGTTGCGCCAGAATTGCAAGAAAAAATAAAGTTGGTTACTTCTGGTGGTGCGGGTACTGTTTTGCCTAACCAAGCTGGTAACTCTGGGAAAGTATTAGGAACTGATGGTTCTGTTTTATCTTGGGTAGCTGGTGGTGGTGGTTCTGGAACAGTTACAAGCGTAACTGGCACTGGTACTGTAAGCGGTCTTACTTTGTCTGGAACAGTAACCACTTCAGGCAACTTGACCCTTGGTGGGGCAATTACTGGTTTTGCCACAAGTGGCGCAAATACCAATTTGACATCTGTTGCGCTGACATCTGGCACGATTACAACAACGCCATCAACAGGCAATGATATTGTCAACAAAACTTATGCTGATGCAATTGCGTCTGGAATCCACTTCCATGAAGCAGTGTCCTTGGCAACTACTGCGGCTCTGCCAGCAAACACCTACAACAACGGCACATCTGGGGTAGGGGCAACACTTACGGCAACTGCCAATGGTGCTTTGTCGGTGGACTCCACGCTTACCATTGTTGCAGAGCGCATACTGGTAAAAAATGAAGCTACCCAAGCAAACAACGGCGTGTATGTTGTTACGCAAGTTGGCTCTGCTGGAGCGCCATACATACTGACTCGTGCAACTGATTTTGACACTGTTGGAACAGGCGTTAACCAAATTGACGAGGGTGACTTCTTCTTGGTGACCAACGGTGTTGCCAACTTAAACACCGCTTGGGTGCAACAGACTGCGCCACCTATTACCATCGGAACAACGGCGATTGTCTTCCAACAGTTTGCCGCACCAACTACCCAAGTTTACCCATCTGGGACAGGTATAGCAGTCGTTACTTCTGGTACTTCATGGGGTACGACGTTGACCGCCCCATCTGGTGCTGTTGTCGGAACAACAGACACTCAAACTTTGACAAATAAGCGTGTGACTCCAAGAGTAAGCACTCCTACTGTTGCTGGAACTTACGCAATAGATACTGACTCGTTTGACATGGTGGTCATCACGGGGCAAAACGTAAATATAACTGACGTAACTACGACAGGAACACCAACCAACGGGCAAAAACTCTGGTTTTCGGTTACGGGAACGGCGGCTAGGACAATATCTTTTAATGCTTCATACTTTGAATCATCAACGGTAACATTGCCAACAACAACAGTTTCGACCAATCGTTTGGATGTTGGTTTTGTTTGGAACCCAGCCACAAGCAAGTGGCGCTGTGTGGCAAAGGCATAATCATGGCGCAGATTATTCTCACTGGCTCTGGGACGTTTAATTTACCTGAAGATTGGAATGATGCAGACAATGTAATTGAAGTTTATGGCCCTGGAGGCAATGGCGCTACATCTGGAAGTACATCGCTGTCTGGTGGAGGTGGTGGTGGTGGCGGGTATCAAAAGGCGCTCAATGTTCCTCTAAGAGCACTTGATTCTGCTGGTGGAATTGTAACAGACAAAACATATAATGTTGCCGTTGGTAGTTTTGTCGCAGGCTTGTGGCAAGGTTTCCTGTACGATGACTCCGATCCTCCTTTTGCGCCTGTTTATGGCACATTAATAAAAGGTGGATCTGGTTTCTCTGGATCTGGTATTGTAGGTGGTGCAGGTGGTTTTCCTTTAGCCGTAATAAACAATGTAAATTACACAAATGGTGCTACTAATGGCGGCACTGGTGGCTCTGGTCGTTCAGCTACAACGGCGGCAGGCGGTGGCGGTGGCGGTGCGGCAGGCCCTAATGGTAACGGCAGTGCTGGTGGTACAAACACTTCTACTTTAGGAACAACAGGCCGTGGTGGTGGTGGCGGTAATGGCGGCACTGCTGGCTCAAGTGTTTCTGCAACAGCTGGAACAGCGGGTACTGGTGCGGGTGCGGGTGGTACTGGCGGTGCGGCTAATACTAGTGGTTCTGCTGGTGGTGCTGGAACATCAGTTTATTCTGGCGGTGGTGGCGGTGGCGCTGGTGATGGAACGTCAGGAACGTCAGGTGGTACGGGTGGGTTATATGGTGGCGGCGGCGGTGGAAGCGGGTCTGCTACAAACTCGGTGGGTGGTGCTGGTGCGGCTGGCATTATTATTATTACCTACACTCCAATAGCTAATGGCAACTTCTTAATGTTCTTTTGAGGAAACAATGACCCCTGAACTACAAAAGTATTACGAATCCCGCTTTGAAATGATGGGGATGGAAGGTTGGAGGGATTTGTGCATAGATATTGACAATATGATAGAGTCCCTTAATAATCTAAGCGTTATTCCTGATGAAAAGACTTTGATGTTCAAAAAAGGTGAACTTTCTATTCTGACTTGGCTGAAAACCTTAAAAGAGGTCAGCGAAAGAGCGTATGAGGAATTGAATGAAAAGAATGTTTGATTTTGCCTGTGCAAACGGGCATAAAACCGAAAGACTTGTTGATTATGAGACAACAAGTTTTAGATGTGAGTGCGGAGAAACAGCCAATCGCACTTTATCTGCTCCTAACTTCAAATTAGAAGGGTGGTCTGGTTCTTTTCCATCAGAGCATGGGAAGTTCGAGAAAAAACACCTAGATAGATTAAAGTTTGAGCAAAAGCACAACTCACAAGCGTAAGCCGAGTTGAATGTCCTAGAACCGATAACGGCAGGAAAAGGAAGAAATATGTTGATTGACAATGAAGATGAGATGCAAAGTGAGTTAGATGTAGTCGAGCAAAAGCATCAACTACCTGATGTAGCACCCTTGTCCGAGATGCCTGAGAAATACAGGCAGAAATCTTTGGAAGAAGTGGTCAAAATGCACCAAGAAGCTGAAAAGCTGATTGGAAAGCAAGCGCAGGAAGTTGGTGAAGTACGCAAGCTGGCAGATGAACTCATAAAGCAAAACCTCTCCTCTAAACAACAACCTATTGAAAAAGAGCCAGAAGTAGATTTTTTCGAGAATCCACAAGAGGCAGTTCGTAGAACAGTTGACAACCATCCCGATGTACTTGCGGCTCGCCAAGCGGGTCAAGAGTTCAAAAAGATGCAGATTCAGCAAAAGCTGGCGGCAGAGCATCCTGATTTCGGTCAGATTGCTCAAGATACAGACTTTGTGAATTGGGTGAAATCTTCACCTATTCGCATTGGTTTGTACGCTAAAGCTGATGGTGAGTTTGATTACGACAGTGCAAACGAGTTGCTGAGTACCTATAAGCAGTTGCGAGGAATTAAGGCTAAACAGACTAATGAAGCAGGGGAAACTCAGCGAAAGTCAAACCTTAAGGCGGCAAGTGTAGATGTAGGTGGAAGTGGGGAGTCTGGAAAGAGGGTCTATCGAAGGGCTGATCTAATTCGGCTGAAAATGACCGACCCAGATCGTTATGAAGCGTTAAGCGGAGAAATCATGCAAGCGTATCAAGACGGACGGGTCAAATAATTTAACCTATCGTTTTTTGGAGATTTAACATGGCAACAGCATTTTCCCCCAGTAATTCAGTTACTGTAACAACCGCTGATAAATTCATCCCTGATATTTGGTCAGATGAAATTGTTGCGGCATACAAGAAAAACCTCGTTTTAGCTAACTTGGTTATGAAGATGAACTTCAAGGGCAAGAAAGGTGACACCATTCACATTCCTGCACCTACTCGTGGTTCTGCTTCCGCAAAAGCCGCTGAAACAGCAGTCACTTTGATTGCCGCTACAGAGTCCGAAGTTCTAGTGTCTATTAACAAGCATTACGAATATTCACGTTTGATTGAAGATATTGTCGAAGCCCAAGCCTTGAACAGCTTGCGTAACTTCTACACTTCTGACGCTGGTTACGCTTTGGCTAAACAAGTCGATACTGACTTGGTTCAGTTGGGTCGTTCAACCAATGGCGGTGCTGGTACTAATGCTTACGCAACTGGTGCTTTTATTGGTGGTGATGGTACTACTGCTTATGTTGCCGCAAACAACAATGAGTCAGCATTGACCGATGCCGCTATTCGCCGCACTATTCAGCGCATGGATGACACTGACACTCCTATGGATGGTCGTTTCTTCTTGATTCCTCCTTCAAGCCGCAACACTCTGATGGGTTTGGCTCGTTACACTGAACAGGCTTTTGTTGGTGGTACTAACAGCACCATTCGCACAGGTGAAATCGGTAACCTGTACGGAATCCCCGTATTTGTATCGTCTAACTGCGATACAGCATCAGGTACTAACAATGCACGAGTTTGCTTGATGGGTCATAAAGACTCTGTGGTTTTGGTTGAACAAGTGGCTATTCGTTCACAAGTTCAGTACCAACAGCCGTACCTTGCCACTCTGTACACTGCCGACACACTTTATGGAGTTCAAATCCTCCGTTCAGCGGCAAGCGTTAGTGCGGCTAAGTCTGCATCCATGTTCGCTCTCATTGTTCCTGCCTAATTGCAGTTGTCCCTCCTATCTCTAGAAATAGGGGTAGGGGGACTTTTTTAACCCTAATTAGGAGAAATCAAAATGGCAACAGCAAGTGCAGTTGTAACACGCAGAGGTAATGACAGTTTTCGGGGTTTATTCTCTGATACTTGGTCAGTAGTTTGTACCTTAAATGCTGGTTCATTAGTCGATGGTGCTGGTGAAACAGATGATGTAACAGTGGCTGGTGTCGCCTTGGGTGACATGGTTCTTTGTACATCTTTGGCAGTGGATTTGGTAGGTTTAACAGTTACTGGCTATGTCAGTGCCGCAAACACAGTCAAATTCCGCATCCAAAACGAGTCAGGTTCTACAGTGGACTTGGCATCAGCCACTATGGATATTGTTATTGTCCGTATGGTGTAAGGATAGGGGGGCTAGTCCCCCCTTTCTCATTTAAGGGTTTTATGGCTACTTTTCGTTGTCTTCAGTCGGGTAATACAGTGTCTTTTACATATCAGCATGATATTGACTCTATGAAGGGTCATCAGGGGTATGTAAGGATTGATGAAGAAGAAGTAACCATAGAGTCTCTTGATTCTGAACGTACAGATACCGCATTTGCGCCTGTAATTCCATCAATTAAGCGTATGGGAAGACCCCGAAAGGTTGCAAATGTCTGAGATTGACGCAAGAGATTTTGGTAGGTTAGAGGCTCAAGTAGAGGCTCTAAATGGTCAAGTAACTCAATTGAGTACAGATGTTAAGTCATTACTTGAACTTGCCAACAAAGGCAAAGGTGGTTTTTGGATGGGTATGACTATCGCTTCATTCATGGGCGGTGTGATTACTTTTGTTGCTGACAGACTCTGGAAATAAGGGGAACACTATGTACGGAAAAACTATGGGTGGTAAGGCTAAAGAAACTAAAAGCAAGGGCAAGAAAAAGGCTGTGCCTGTAACTGTGATGATTGCAGTTGGTAAGCCAAAGATGCCTATGCCTATGAAGGGTAGCAGGACTGCTACCAACATGATGAAGAAATCTTCAAGAGGTAAATAATGTCATCCTTAACTACTCCTGTTACTCTATTGAGTGCTGTTGTCGCAACAGGTGCATCTCGATCTGTTCAAGCAGATGCTGGTCAACCCGCATTCTTGCAAGTTAGTGGTATTACTACTGCAACTGTTGCATTCCAAGGTAGCTTGGATGGAACAACCTTTGCCACAATTGGCACTGCTTTGACTGCTGATGGTATTGTCACCATAGCTAATGCTCCCAAGTATTTGCGAGCAAACTGCACTGCCTACACTTCAGGCACTATTACAGCAAAAGTGTTGTATTAACAAATGAAAACCAAATCTAAGGTCAATCAAGCAGGGGTTTACACCAAACCTACTATGCGAAAAGCCTTGTTTGAGAAGATCAAAGCAGGGTCATCAGGTGGTAATTCTGGTGAGTGGTCGGCAAGAAAAGCACAATTGCTTGCCAAAGAGTACAAAGCCAAAGGCGGGGGTTACAAGACATGAGCAAAGACAAACCACACTATTTACCTGATGGCAAGCTGTACAAGGGTCAAACACACAAGTCTGGTTCAACTTTGATGACAGGTGCAAAGCACTCTGCTTCTAGTAAAGTCTTGACGCACACACCACCCAAGCCAAAGGCTAAGAAGTGAAAGACCCACAGCAATCTCTCAAGGATTGGGGAAAGCAGAAGTGGCGTACCAAGTCAGGTAAACCCTCATCTCAGACAGGTGAGAGGTATCTGCCAGAGGCGGCTATTAAGTCGTTGAGTTCTGCTGAGTATGCGGCAACTACCAAAGCCAAGCGAAAAGGTACTGCGGCTGGTAAACAGTTTGTGAAGCAACCCAAAGCGATTGCAAAGAAAACATCAAAGTTTAGATGAGGTAAAAGATGAAAACACCCACTTGGCAAACAAAAGCTGGTCAAAATCCAAAAGGCGGCTTGAATGCCAAGGGTAGATCGTCTTATAATGCGGAAACTGGTGGCAATCTGAAACCTCCAGTAAAGTCGGGGGATAACCCTCGCAGAGCAAGTTTCTTGGCTCGCATGGGCAACAATGCTGGTGCAGAGTACAAGGATGGTGAACCAACAAGACTGCTTCTTTCGCTGAAGGCTTGGGGTGCAAACTCCAAGGAAGACGCAAAGGCAAAAGCTAAAGCTATATCCGCAAGGAACAAAGCAAAGGCTGGAAGCAGATGACTTATCTAGAATTAGTTAACGATGTATTGGTAAGGTTGCGTGAGACAACAGTTTCAACTGTTTCCGAAACAACTTATTCATCCCTGATCGGCAAGTTTGTCAATGATGCAAAGCGTCAGATTGAAGATGCCTTTTCGTGGAATGTATTAGGTCAAACCATTACAGTCACTACTGCATCATCTACAGCATCGTATTCCTTAACAGGTGCTGGTCAGAAGTTTCAAGTCATGGATGTAATCAATACAACAAGTAATGTTGGGCTTACAAACATCAGCTTTGTGGACATGAACCGCAAGCTAAACTTTACTCCACTTGTCAACTCAATACCTACAGAATTTGCTTTTGATGGGGTTGATGGAAGTTACAATACTAAAGTAAATCTATATCCAATACCTGATGGTGTTTACACAATCAAATTTGCCTTGACAGTGCCACAGGCTACCTTGACATCAGATGCAACTGTTGTGTCTGTTGCTGATACTTTGGTGGCTCAGAATGCCTATGCTCGTGCCTTAGTAGAGCGTGGTGAAGATGGTGGTTTGACTTCATCTGAGGCATACCTGTTATATAAAGCTATGTTGTCTGACAGTATTGCTTTGGAAGGCACTCGCTATCCTGAGAATCAGGAATTTGTGGCAACATGAGCCAAGCACTCCAGACTTATTCTTTAACAGCCCCTGGCTTTCAAGGGTTGAATACCCAAGAATCGCCTCTTGATTTGTCTCTTGGATTTGCTTTAGTTGCTCAGAATGCAATCATTGACCAGTATGGACGGATCGGCTCTCGCAAAGGATACTCTAAGGTAAATTCTTCTAGTGGTGCTTTAGGTGCAAATGATGTAACTGTCATTCATGAATTAGTGCAAGCAGATGGTACTTTGACTGTTTTATTTGCTGGAAACTTGAAGTTATTTAAACTTGATGGCTCTAATGCTGTAGTTGAGTTGACCTATGGGGGTGGTGGTACAGCGCCTACCATTACTGCAAATAATTGGCAATGTGCATCCCTAAATAGCATTACATATTTCTTCCAATCTGGGCATGACCCATTGATATTTGACCCTACTGTAAGCACTACAACATTTCGTAGAGTGTCAGAGAAAACTGGATATGTAGCTACAGTCCCATCAGCAAACATTGTCATATCTGCTTTTGGTAGATTGTGGGCGGCAAACACAACTACTAACAACGCAACAGTATTTTTCTCTGACTTAATTTCAGGTCATGTGTGGTCAACAGGCACTGCTGGTAGCTTGAACGTAAACAATGTTTGGGTAAATGGTGCTGATGAAATTACTGGTTTAGCGGCTCACAATGGTTTCTTGTTTATCTTTGGTAAGCGTCAGATTCTTATTTATGCTGGTGCTACTGCACCATCAACAATGACTCTTAGCGACACTGTTGAAGGTATTGGTTGCATTTCTAGGGATAGCATACAAACAACCAGTACAGACGTTATTTTCTTGTCAAACAGTGGTGTCAGATCATTAATGAGGACTATTCAAGAGAAGTCATCTCCAGAGCGTAATTTGTCTAAGAATGTCCGTAATGATTTAATGAGTGCTGTTTCAGGTGAAACTGCATCAAATATTAAAGCCATATATTCTGAAGCAAATGCACTTTATTTATTAAATCTTCCAGCATCAAAATACGTTTACGCATTTGATACAAAAGCAATCATGCAAGATGGTTCTGCTAGATCAACAATTTGGGACAATATTGAGCCAACATCTTTTTGTGCAAGGCGTAATGGTGATTTATTGATTGGTAAAAATGGGTACGTTGGAAAATATGGTACATACTTGGATGATGCAACATCATATAGGTTGGCATACTTTACAAATAATTCTGACCTTGGTGATATAAATGTTACCTCTATTTTAAAGAAGATAAAGGTTATTGTTGTTGGTGGCTCAAATCAATTAGTAACATTGAAATGGGGTTATGATTTTACAGGAAATTATTACTCATCACAAGTAAATATACCAACTCAAACAACTGCTGAGTATGGGATTGCTGAATATGGGGCAAATGCTACAACAATAGCATATTACACATCTGGAGTTGCATTAACAACAATAGAAACAAATGCAACAAGCAAAGGAAAAATTGTTCAAATAGGGGTTGAGATGGATATAAATAACAGTCAGTTATCTATCCAAAAAATTGAACTTCAAGCCAAAAATGGCAAGATTGCATAGGAGAAAAAATGTCAAACTATACACAAACAACAAATTTTGCAACCAAGGATGCACTTGCATCTGGTAATCCTTTAAAGGTTGTTAAAGGTACTGAAATAAATACTGAGTTTGCAAATATTGCAACTGCTGTTGCTACAAAATCAGATATTTCATCTCCTACATTTACAGGTACTATAACCATTCCTATATTATCTTATGCTGGAACAACACTATCAGCGGCAGTAACTGGTACAGGCAAGATGGTTTTGGATACCAGCCCAACATTGGTCACTCCAGCTTTAGGCACTCCAGCATCGGGTGTTTTGACAAATTGCACAGGGGTGCAATACAACGGCTTTAAAAACCGCATCATCAATGGTGATTTCAAAATTGCACAGCGTGGAACATCATTTACTAGCGGAAGTAACAATGATGACACTTACAACCTTGACCGCTGGTATGTTTTGTCTGATGGCAATGATATTGTTGACATTACCCAAACAACAACTGTGCCAACTGGCGCACAAAACTCTATTGGTTTAGATGTTGAAACTATTAACAAGAAGTTTGGTATTGCTCAGATTATTGAGGCAAGCAACTGTTATGACGCTATTGGTGGGGATGTCACCTTATCTTTTCAGGCAAAAGTCAGTTCAACTACCAAGTTAGACAATGTGAAGTGTGCAATTATTGCATGGTCAGGGACTGCGGATACAGTAACTAGCGACATCATTAGCGCATGGGGTGTAGAGGGTACAAACCCAACGCTAATTGCTAATGCAACGTACGAGAATTCACCAGCAAACTTAAACCTCACAACATCTTTTGCTTCTTATAGTGTGACTGCTAATGTTGATACTGCAAGCACCAAAAACCTAATTTTGTTTATTTGGTCTGATGTAACAGACACTACTCTTGGTGATTTTCTTCATATTACAAACGTACAATTAGAAAAAGGCTCAGTAGCAACTAGCTTTGATTACAGACCTTACACCACCGAACTTCAACTTTGTCAGAGGTATTACTACCAAATATCCGCTGAAGGCTCATCAGTAGTCTATATGGCTCAGGGTCAAGCGGAAAGCACAACTGCGGCGGTTGGAATTTCGTTTTTCCCTGTATCAATGAGAGTAGCACCATCTGCGCTAGAGCAAACTGGCACTGCCTCAGATTACAGAATTCGTATTGATGCAACAAATGTGGCGTTTTCTAGTGTCCCTACTTTTGGTGTTGCAACCACTTACAGCGCATCCACAAATTGCACAGTTGCTTCTGGGCTTGCCGCTGGAAAAGCATTGGCAATTAGACCGAATACAAGTGCTGTTGCATATCTTGGATGGAGTGCTGAATTATGATTTACAAATGCTTACCCGCCGTTGAAGGCGAACCACAAATCTACGCTCGCATTGATGACGATGGCTTATGCCGTCTGACTTGCACAGCAGACTATCAAGAATACCTTGAATGGATTGCAGAGGGCAATACACCATTACCAGCAGATGAAGGAGAACAACAATGACTGTAACGATTAACGGCACAAGCGGCATAGCAGGAGTTGATGGCTCTGCTGGCACACCCGCAATTCAAGCTGGATATTGTTGCGATGGGTAAGCGCTAATCGTGGCGGCGAAATAGAATCAAAGATTAAAAGGAAAAAAAATGGCGAATCCAAGACGATTACCACTTCAAGGCGATATTGGATATGAAGAGCAAATTGCCAAATTGGGTACAGGTGCGTTTGGCACTAAGCAAAACGTAATTGACGTTTATAACGCTCAAGCAAAAAAATACAATCAGCAAATGGCTGATAGAGAAAATATTGCATCTTTTGGTAAAAAAGATTATGTTTCAGCTACTCCAGAGGAAGTTAAAGGAATAAAAGCTGAGTCATTAGATAAATATATACAGCAAGGTCAGTTACCGCCAGTAGTTGTTCAATATGTCAGAGATGAAATTTTGAATAGAGGTATCCGCAATGGTAAGACTGAGGTGAAGTTGCCTAATGTTGACGAGCCACTTCATGTCCAAGTCACAAATGGTAGTGTTGGAAATATAGCTGTCTACGAAAGGGTTAATGGACAACCATACCATATTCTTTTTTCTTCTCGCTCTGGAAAATTAACAGAACAAGGATTTGTACAACCTGACGAAGGTGGTTTTACTCAAGATTTACTGCCCCTAGTTTTAGCTGGTGCTGGAGCTACTTATTTGGCTGGTAGTGGATTATTAGGTGGTGGTGGTGCGGCGGCAGGAAGTGGGGCTTTAAGCCCGTATGCGGCTCAAGCGGCTGGCGCTTATGGTGCTGGTGGTGCTTCAGCGATTACTACTGGCGCAGGACTATTAAGCACTGGTAGTCCTTTTTCTGTAACAACTGGTGCGGCAGGAGTCAACGCTACTAACCTCGCTACATCATCTACGGGTACAGCCATTGCAAATCAAATAGCAACGCAAGGTGTAACACCAAGTTTGTTGCAATCAGCGGCTAGTTTTTTAAATGTAAAGCCAGAGACTTTAGCTTCATTTGCACCATCTGTTATTCAAGGTTTATTGGGTGTTGGTGCTTCTTACTTGCAGTCTGAACAAGCCAAAGATGCGGCTGAAACACAAGCTAATGCACAGATTCGTGCGGCACAAATTGCGTCAGATTCGGCAAGGTTTAGACCTGTTGGTGTAACTACTCGTTTTGGTTCTTCCAACTTCCAGACTGATGCGGCGGGTAATGTCATTGGTGCTGGATATACAGCAAGCCCTGAGATTCTTAATTACCAAAATAGATTGTCTAGATTAGCTGGTCAGGGCATGACTGACATTGAGGGCGCTAGAACTGCTTATGCGCCTTTAACTGGTGCGGCTCAGAATCTGTTTAGCCTTGGAGGTAGTTACCTTAAAAAGACTCCTGAAGAAGTTGCGGCAGACTACATTTCTAAACAACAGGCTTTGCTTGCACCTAGTCAAGAGAATCAACTTGCCTTGTTACAGAACAAGTTACAACAACAAGGTCGAGGTGGTTTATCTGTTGCTCAAGGTGGCAACTTGATGGCTACAAGTCCTGAACTTGCGGCTTACTACAACTCATTGGCTCAGAGCAATTTGGCTCTTGCGGCTAATGCAGATCAAGAGGCGCAAAACAGGATTAAGTTTGGTGCTGGATTGTTTGATACTGGTGCTAACTTGCAGGGTAGATATTACACTGGTCAAACAGCGGCTTATGCGCCATTTACAACTGCTATGGATGTAACGTCAGGACTTGAGAATCTTGCACAAACACCTTTGACACTTGGCACTCAAATTGGCGCTAAGACTACTGCTAGTGCGGCAGAGGCTGGAAGATTAACTGGTCAAGGAATTATTAATGCGGCTCAGACAATGGCTCCATCAAATGCTTATTCTTTAGGCGGTAATGTGTTGGCTGGTATTGCAGGAAGTCCCAATGTTACTGGTGCATTGAACAGAGCATTTGGTGTTTCAACACAACCTACACAACAGCTATACACATTTAATCCTGCGACAGGACAGTATCAACCTGTCCAATCAGCATTTGCGACTTAAGGAGAAAAGACAATGGCATCAGAAATCTTAGGATTGTTCACTACTCCTGAACAGTATCAACAAAATCAGTTAGCACAGTTTCAGAATCGTGCGGCTAGAGAAGTACAGTTAGATCCTTTTCAACAAGCGGCTTTAGGTGCTAGGACTGCTGGTTACCAGTTGGGTCAAGGTATTGGCGGTGCTTTGGGTGGTCAAGACCCACAGTTGCAGATTATTGCTCGTAGACAACAGTTGGCTAGTCAGTTAGACCCATCTGACCCACAGTCTTATATGAAAGTTGCACAGTTTGCGGCTCAATCTGGTGACCCACAATTTGCTATGGCTATCGCTGATGCTGGTAGACAAATGCAAGCTGGTATGGCTACTGCAAGAAAAGCAACTGCTGAAGCACAAAAAGCAGAATTGTCTCTTACCCAAGAAACACAGTTGCGAGATGAGTTATCTAGATTGCCACAAAATGCAAGTGAGGCTGAGATTTTGGCTGTTGTAACTAAGTATGGCGCTCCTGACAAAGTGTTGGCTGTATTGCAAGCATCTACTGATAAAGCGGCTCAACGTGATTTATTGACATCTCAACAGTCTGAGAGACTTGCACAACAAGAAAAACTTGCTAAAGAAAAACTTGAGGCTCAGGCTGAACAAGCCCGTAAAGATAACGAAGCAAGACTAGAACGTGCAAGAGAAAACAACGCATCTAAAGCAGAGTTAGCAAAGATTGCGTCTGAAGGTCGTCAAGCGCAAAATGCAATTATGAATTCAATTAGAGAATCATCATTGCAGTTGCGTCAAGAGGCGGCGAATGAGAAAAAGCTTGCGGCTCAAAAACAAGAACAAGGTCTTGTTTCATCGTTTGATGCGGCATTAGATACTTTAAATACTATTGCTACTCATCCGGGCAAAAAAGCCGCTGTTGGTTTTGGTGGCGTACAGTTATCCATGATTCCGGGAACGGATGCCGCTGGTTTTGCGGCTCAACTTGAAACATTCAAAGCGCAGACATTCTTACCTCAAGTCCAAGCACTTAAAGGCATGGGCGCTTTGTCTAATGCCGAAGGTCTAAAACTTGAAGCGGCGGTTGGTGCATTGAGTCAATCAATGAAACAATCTGAGTTCGATTCTCAAATTGTAAAAATAAAATCATATTTACAAGTTGCACGAGATAGGATTGGTAAAACCACTCCAACACCACAAACACCAGCATCTGCCCCAAAAAGCAATGTAATTAAATTCAGTGACTTACCTTAAGGAATAAAAATGGATATTGAACTTCCAAATGGAACAATAATTCAAGGTATTCCAGAAGGAACGCCTAAGTCTGTTGTTATGGAGAAAGCCATTAAAGCGGGTTTAGCAAAACCTGAAGATTTTGGCGTTCAGCAACAACCTGTATCTGCCCCCTCAAGTGGTTTATTGATGGGTATAAAAGACCCCATTAGTGGTGCGGCTCAACTTTTGCCAAAAGGTCTTGAATTTATTAGTTCGGCTGGTGGTCTAGCACCTAATCCAGTAAGCCAGTTTTTTGGCTCTGAAGCAGAGCGTGTTAGAGCAATGAATGCGGCTGAAGAAGCGGCATATCAGAAACAACGACAATCACAAGGTGAAACTGGTTTTGACGTTGGCAGGACTGTTGGTAATGTTGTAAGTCCAGCAAATATTGCTGTTGGTGTAAGAGCGGCTCAAGGCGCTCGTGCATTAGGTGCTGGCATTGGTACACAGGCGGCGGCGGCTGGTGCGGCACAAGGCGCTATGCAACCAGTAAATGAGCCAACTGGATTTGCAGAAGAAAAGGCAACTCAAATTGGATTAGGTGCTGTAGCTGGTAAGGTAGGACAAGCTGTTGTATCTGCAACTGGTAAAGTTTTAAATCCTCTTGCATCCAAAGCAGAACAAACAATGCGTGATTTAGGTATTACACCGACTCCGGGTCAGACCCTTGGTGGTGTATATAAAAAAGCTGAAGATTTTGCTCAAAACTTGCCTTTGATTGGTGGTCAAATTCGTAACGCAAGAGAAAAGGTTTTGTTTGATTTTAATAAAGGCGTTATCAACAAAGCACTTGATAAAGTTGGAGACAAACTTCCTGAAAATGTTGTTGGTCGTGATGCTGTTGCGTATGCCGCTGAACAAGTATCCAACAAATATGATGAAGTATTAGCAAAGATAAAATTTGATCTTGACTTCAAAACAACAAGCGGAATTCTTAATGCTTTGAATAAAGCTAATTTGCCATCTGTTGCACAAAGAGAAGAAGCAACTAATGTTTTGAATAATGTTGCTTTAAATAAATTTTCTGGAAAAAAATTAACAGGTGCTGAATACAAGAACATTGAATCTGATCTTGCCAAAGAAGTTATCAAATACAAAAACAGTCAATCAGCATCAGACCGAAATATTGGCGATGCTTTAGATGGCGTTTTAAAGAACTTCAAAACAGAACTTTATCAACAGAATCAACGATACACACCTCAATTGCGTAGAGTAGATAGTGCTTATGGAGATTTAAAAGTAATGGAAAGAGCGGCGGCTAATACTGGTGCTGAGAATGGTGTATTTACGCCAAAGCAATACAGTCTTGCTGTAAAACAATCTGACATTACAAGACAGAAGTCTGCTTTTGCTCGTGGAACTGCTCGTGGACAGGAATTATCTGAGGCGGCACTTAAAACCATTGGTCAAGATGCAAACTCAACACTTGAAGGAAGATTGGCTATTGGCTCATTAGGTGGTATTGCCGCTCTTTCACAACCAATGGTATCTATTCCAGCAATTGCAGGAGCATCAACTTTGTATTCTCCTATGGGAATTCGTGCCGCAGATATTGCATTGCGTCAAAGACCTGAACTTGTTAGACAAGCTGGACAAACCATTTCTGAATACAGCGGATTGCTTGGAGGTGGAATAGCACCACAAGGTCTTTTAGGTGTTCGTAGAGACTGATAAGGAAATAAAATTGACCCAATCTCTATTTGTCTTCTTGCGGCTGGCTTGGTCAAAAACATCCAAGCTGGCTGTGACCTTTACAAGCAAGCTAAAGAACAGTTTGTCTCTATTAAGCGTACTGCTGATGAAGTTGTTGCCATTGGTAAAGAAGTCAAAGGATTTTGGGGTTCATTGCGTAAACTATTTGGCGGTAGTCCCAAGCCTGAAGCTACAAAGTCTGTGGCAAAGTCTAAAAAGTCAGACTACGTTGCTGTTGAAGAAACTCAAGTCAAAGCTGACATCGTTAAGAACCTGAGTGAGTTTTTCAAGTTACAGGAACAGTTAGAAGCGCACATTAGGGAATCAGAGGAGAAGGCTAGGACTGTAGTTTTCTCTGATGATGTGAACTTGATGGAAGAAGCCCTAAACAGGGTTCTTGCACAGCAGGAGATGGATAGGTTGGTTGTCCAGATCAGGGAATGTATGGTCTATCAATCACCTCCTGAGATGGGTGCTTTGTATTCTGAAGTGTTCAGCATGAGAGACATTATTGCGGCAGAGCAGGAGAAGGCAAGGAAAAATCGGGATGCAGAATCATGGCTACGAAAGGAAAGGGAGCGTCTTCTAGCAGAAAAACAAGCATACCTGTTGGTAGCTTTCCTGTTCCTCCTATACCTATGGATGCTAATAGGTCTGGTAAGCAAGATTGGGAGAGCGTAGTGGGATGGATTGCCGCTTGTGTACTTGTCATATTGCTGTTGCCTGTTTTGGGTATGTTGTACATGGATGTACTTCAAGCCAAGCATGAAGCCAAACAACAGCAAGAAAAAGTGCAAAGACTGATTAAACAAGTTGAAAAGGAGAACCGAGATGCAAGCACCGATAGACCCAAATGACACGACAGTCAAACATTTCATCTACTACTATGCGTGGTTTTGGGCGGCAACGTCAGTTCTGTACTTCTTTTGCGTAACCTTTATCTTGTTGCCTGAAGGCGGTAGGGACTTTGCCAACATCATTCTTGGGTTTCTGTTGGGTACGGCAGTAGCTACCATTATTTCGTTCTTCTATGGGTCAAGCAAGTCCAGTAAGGATAAGACTGATGCCATGATGAAAGTAGATGATGTTAAGCCTCTTTAATCCTTGGGTGCTGTTGGGCATCCTGATGGCTGTTTTAGGCGCTTTTGGTAGCGGTTATTACAAGGGTGGCGAGGATGAAAATGCTCGTCAACAGGCTGAAATAGCCTCTTTGAATGCTGAAGCTAGGGCAAAAGAACAAGCCCTTGTAAAGGCTGTTAACACTCAAACAACACAATTATTGAAGGTAGAAAACAATGCCAAGATTCAGATTGCGAAGCGTGATGCCGCTATTAGTGCTGGTACTCTCAAGTTGCGGATTCCTGTCCAAGCCCCCGTCTGCCCCGTACACACCGCCCCAGATGCCCCCGCTACCCCCAGAGATAGCGTTCAAGCAAACGCCGAACTTGACAGAGAGACTGCTAAATCTCTTATCGCCATCACAGACGATGGAGACAAAGCCATCAGACAACTGAATGCGTGTATTGATGCGTACAACACTGTTTATCAAACTTTGAACAAATCACGTTAAGATTCACGCTGTTGTCATTGATTTAGTTTAATTTCAAGCAACTTCATTGGAGTTGTTATGTCTGGAAAACCTGTTTACAGCGATCAAGAATTCATTGAACTTTGGAAGACGCACGAGTCTGCTAGTGCATTAGCAAAAGCTGTTGGCATGGATTTGCGTAATATTATTAGGCGCAAAAACAACATAGAAGCTAGGTATGGTGCGCAACTAAAATCCAAAAATAGTACGCATCAAAATGTTAAAGACAATCCAGTCCGTAAAGAATTGGGGATTGAAAATGGCATTGTTTTGGTGTTTAGTGATGCTCACTTCTGGCCTAGCATCCATACAACAGCGTATAAAGGTCTTCTTTGGGCGATTAAGGAGTTTCAGCCCAAGGCTGTCATTGCCAATGGAGACATATTTGATGGCGCTAGTATCTCTCGTTATCCTCGTATTGGATGGGATTCAACGCCATCGGTGATACAAGAGTTGAAAGCCTGTGAACTGGCAATGGGTGAGATAGAGGAAGCCGCCAAGAAAGCAAGACACAATGTAAACCTAGTGTGGACACTTGGCAACCATGATGCGAGGTTTGAGAACCGCCTAGCCGCCAATGCTCCACAATATGAGCAAGTTAAAGGGTTTTCCCTGAAAGACCATTTCCCTGCATGGCATCCTTGCTGGTCTTGCTGGCCTACTGAGGAAGTAGTGGTTAAACATCGCTGGAAGGGCGGTGTACACGCTACACACAACAATACAGTCAATGCTGGCGTAAGCATCGTTACAGGACACCTTCATAGTCTCAAGGTGACCCCGTTTGCAGATTATTCAGGAAACAGGTTTGGCGTGGACACAGGGACTCTTGCGGATACTGATGGGGCGCAGTTTGTAAACTATCTTGAAGACTCTCCTACCAACTGGAGGTCAGGGTTTGCTGTACTGACATTTCATAATGGGAAATTGCTTTGGCCTGAGTTAGTCCATAAGTGGGCTGAAGGTCAAATTGAGTTTAGGGGTAAGGTATATGACGTATGACCTTGTAGCTTATCTAAGATCAGAAATCAAAGAACTGCATAACATATTGCATGAAACGCAACTTGCTTTGGCGCAAGCAAATGACAGGTTAAGCCGCCGATCTGAACCCTTAACTGAGGAGCGTATATACACGCTTTACCGCCGTAGTCTTGATTGGCGACAGTTAGCTAGGGACATCGAGGCAGATCACGATATTGAATAAAAAAAGGGGAGTCCTAAGACCCCCCTAAAAGTAACAACTGCACCTGAATTATGACACACGAACCCAGACTAATCCGTCTTCGTCTTCTACGATCTCTCCGATTTCGTATTCTTCGGATTCTTCGTCTTCATAGGTTTCGTCTTCGTCAACTTCGTCTTCGCTGACTTCTTCATCGCACTGGTTGTATTCGTACTCATCGGTAACGTCATAGTCAACAGCCCAGCCATGCAATTGCTGGAATTCGATGAATTCTTGGATGATTGCAATTTTCTCAAAATCATCTGTCTCAATGGTCACTGAGTCATCTCCAAAATCCCACTCTGCAATGTTAATCTCAATCTTGTACATGATATTCCCCTTGGTTATGGCATTATTGCCAAGTAAAATCCTATCTCTGATTTGTGACAACTTCCACCCTTAATCCATCAATTTTTACAACGAAAGGTTAAATAAATGAACTTATCTGCCAATTTTTCTTTGAAAGAACTAACGAAATCTGACACCGCTACCCGTCTTGGTATCGACAATACACCTGATGAGGAAACCATTGACAATCTCAAGACTTTGTGTGACAAGGTGCTTCAGCCTGTGCGTGAGCATTTTGGTAAGTCTGTGACTGTTAACTCAGGTTATCGTAGCCCTGAGTCCAATGCGGCTGTTGGTGGTTCTAAGACTTCAGACCATTGCAAGGGTATGGCGGCAGACATTGAGATTGCTGGCGTTGCCAATGCTGATCTCGCCCAATGGATTATGGACAATTTGGACTATACACAACTAATCTTGGAATTCTACACACAGGGTATACCCGACTCTGGTTGGGTTCATGTGTCGTATGACCCAAATAACCTCAAGAAGCAGGAATTGACTGCTGTTAAGGTGGCAGGGAAGACTCAGTATCTTCAAGGACTACAGGCTTAATTAGGCGCTTGCAGAAGTGTTTGGGAACAAGGTGTTCATAGATAATCACTTCCCCGCACTTCTCACATAGCCATGCTTCACCTCGGTCTATGGTGGTGACTTTGTTTCCACGTTGACCATTTCTTTTGCCGTAAAAGGTTCTTATCTTACGAATCATTCTTTGTTTTGTTCATGTATTAATCCTGTGGTGGTGTGCAAGTGTGAATGTGGGTCAAGTCTTTTGTGCGCTTACCGCATCGTGGACAGAAGTTGCGTTCTTCTGGCTGTTCCAAGACTTCTTTTTCTCCGCACCAATTGCATTCTTTCTCAAATGCAATCATTGATTGCTCTGCTGGACAAAAGTGCTGTTTCATTTCTTCATCCCTTCAATGTAAATTGCCAAGCCATCGATAGTGTCTTTACCAAAGCCAGTTAACTTTCTAATCTCTCTGGCAACTTCTTCAATGACGTTATTGCGTAGTTCGTCATAAAACTCCTGTGCAGACTTGGGTCTTAGAAAGTTTGCTTTAACAGCCTCTTTGCGTTGCTTGGCTTGTCGTTCAATGTCGTTGAATGCTTCATCTTCTTCAGTCATTGTCAGCCTCGTTTTGTAGGAAATAAAGCGTACCAATAAGGATTGCACCAAAGGCAATCACCACAAATGCACCGAACATCATCAGCATAAAAGTTACGAGTACATCCCACATTAGACTGCCCTCCACTCACGCTCATTACGCCCCGATGAAGACTTTACAGTCCTGCCTGTCAACTGAATCAGGTTCATCTTCTCCAGTTCGTTTAAACGGCGTGAGACTTGATTTCTATCTAAGTTGGTATGTTGGGCTATGCCATCTTTACCAAGCGCACCATGAGCCTTTAAACAGTCCACAATGATGATGAAGTGCTTGGATGCCAAGTCTTTGGCGGCATCAGCGGCTTCATAGCTGGTTACTGGGTCAGAACATCTAACCCGATTGAAGATTGGCAAGTCAAAGAACTTTTTTACACTGCCGCCAAAATGTGTTTCATCTAAACTCATCATTTACTCCTATTTAAAAATTTACTCCAGACAAAACCACCACCAACTTTTGCTACAAATTGCAATGCAACAATTTCAGGCATCAACCCACCAAAAGCTATTGTTGGGAAAACTACTGAATCAACAGCAGAGCCAGCAACATTTGACCCATTAACACGAATCATCCATTCTTTATGCTTGAGGTATTGGTAGACCAGTGAATCAGCTACCATTGACAAACTGAAAGCCGCCAAGGAAGCAAATGCAATCATTCCTGTTGCTGGATTGATGGCATAAGAAACAATGCTTGCTGTTGCAATCAAACCTCCCATTTTTATGGGTAACTTGTCACCTTCCCACAGGTCATGCAGTTTGTCCCGCAAAGATAAGTCCAAACCAATCAGCAAAAACGCACCTATTGGGCTAAACCAAACACCGAATGCGGCAATAAGAAGATTAGCGGCAACTAAAGATGCAACATAAATAAAAGCGTAAATCATGATCTCTCCGTTTTAATAACAACCCCATGATGACAAGCAACTATTTGCTGTTTGCCGCCAAATTTTTCCAACAACAAATCAGCTATATGTTCATGATATTGATTGTCTATCTTGTCAACAAAATCCAATATTGATTCAACAAATAAGACAGATGTTGTTTGAATCTCTAATTCATACTTGATTCGCACATTGTTTGTTGGACACTTGCAGAAAAACTCTGTTGTGTAGATGTTCATAACAATATTCCTTGTTCAACTTGATGAAAACCCCAAACTGGCGGTGCATTGTGTGCCTCAATCCTGCTTCTCATGACTTGCGCTCTAGCCTCTTTTGTTGGTGGAGGATAGTTTCCGCTTCTCCATTTCCCATCCATTCCAACATTTCTAGCAATGTTCGTGGAATCAGCAGAGCAAAATGGAAGTTTTGTAAATATTGCTGGGTCTAACATCCTTAATCCATGCAATTTGCAAGATGGTCTGCCTAAATCATCACAGATTACCCGCATGGCTTGACCCATCTTTGACCACCATTGAAAAGTTCCTATGGTTGCGTATTCACCTGAACTGCCAATGCAAACCCGAACATAGGTATTGGCTAATTGTTCAAATCTTTCAAGGGATTCGTGCATATGCCAAACAGGTGCGCCAAACCATAGAGGTAATGGGTTATCACGCAATAAGGCATCGTTATCTTCTTCCGAACCATCAATGACATCAGGCAAAACGGCAAAGTCGCAAGAAGGTACTTTTTTCAGGTTTAACGCCCATTCGTAAAAGGGTTGCCAATCCTTTATAGGTTCTCCTGACTTCCATGCACTAAATGCTCCGTTATCAATAGCAAAAGACTGAGCTACATCAATGGCAGTTGCTATTTGTTCAGGATGGGCATAAGAAACAAACGCATGACCAGCTTGAACTGCATAGTTAGCTACAGGTGTTGGCGTTATTGGAAGTCCGTGGTAATGAATCATATTAACTCCTATCAAGTTAGTGGGTACTCACTTACGCTTTCCCCATTTTGATTTAGAACGGGATATCGCTTTCCATATCTTCTATGGAAGACTTCTTCTTGGGTGAGGAAGTATTGGCTTCTTCTTTAGGGCTTACTGCAAGACCCATGAATTTGCCTGATTTACCTTCTTTAATCCAAGCTGAGAGCCAGTAGGACTGACCATCAACTGTGATGTTTCCCTTGTAATCGGGCTGGTTGCCTGTCTCTTTTTTGTCGTTCTTAAAGAGGACACCTGAATTGTCACGCTGTTCCATATTTACACCTTAATTTCATTGAGTTTTTTAACCTTGTCATCCACTTCCGAAAGAAACTGGATAACCTCTTGTTCGAGTTCTGCAATGTAACGATCATTGCGCTCGATTCTTTTGATGAACAGTTGTAGATGTTCGGGCATTCGTGGGTCGAAACTCACAAAGTCGCACCAACTTCTATCTGCACATCGCATCTGCCATTGCATTTGGTCATAGTATTTCTTTGCTGGCTCATCTCCCAAAATGGTATCAATGTGGGTTGCCGTATTGGGACACTTGATCTCTAGGCATCCATCATCGCCCACCAAGCCATCAGGAGAGGCGGCAGACATAGGAACAGTTGGATGGTCAATAGCACCTACCTGATTTACCATGTTGCCTGTTTTCAACTCATACGCCGCACGAGCATAAATTTCCTGCTCGATTCCCCATTCCATAGCCGCATTGGTGTATGACTCTGCAACTTGGTTTGTCATACGCTCGACTACCAGTTGAGCCATGTAATTAGCCCTGCTGGTGCTGTAGCCTGACTTAGTTTTGGCAACAATGTCAGAGATGCGAGATGCCGTAGCTTTACCGCAACGCTGTTTAAACCATTCGGGTGTGCCTTGTTCTACATCGCTCATTTCAATGCTCCTTTACGCTTTTCTTTGGCATCGATCACTTTTTTCTGCCAATTTTTATCACCAGCGCAAGCAGAGTAAGCAGTGCCGTATACATCTTTTAATTCCTCTAAAGTTGATGCGGCATCAATTGCCGCCAAGTGGTCAATCATCATTCCTACATCTATATCTGAGCCTGAGTCACCTTCGGGCAAGTCTTCTCCAGCATA